AATGGCGGCGGCGTCTCTCGCCGTCTTCCATCGTCCTTTGTGTATCTCGGCTTGCTGGTCGCCGACGACATACGGCGCATAGGACGCCGCCGACATGAGGACCGCAGTGTCGCCGTCAAGGTCAACACGGTAGCTCCGGTTCAGTGTTTCGCTGCCGTTGAGTCCGTTGCCCGTGCCTCGGAGATACGGGATGCGAAGTTGCCCCCGTTTCCACATCATCATCACGAAGCGTCGTTGCTTCTCAGACTTCCACTTCATTGAGCCACGCTTTGGCGGCGGTGGCTTGTCTTCGTTAAGTTGCCCCTGAACGACAACGGCGTAGGCCAGCGTGACGGCGCGGCAGGCGTCGAGGATCGCTGCGGTAGAGATGCGGTTGATGATTTCGACGTCGGTCTTAATCATGGGCGCACCAAGCGCAACGACGTGTCACAGCGACAGTTGACGTGGGCGGGCGGGCCACTGGCGACCTCTGTTGGCCACTCATCCTCCGTCATGCCGTTGAGGTTGACGCCGTAGGCTTCGCCGGTGCATATCGGGCAGACCTTTTCGTCAGCGTCGGTATTCCATACGCGAATCATGGCGATGCCTGCTTTACCGAGGTACTGCTGATATTCCACCGTCGCTTGTGCGGCGGCGCGCGTTGTCTCCGTCACGGCTATCATCCGGGCTCGTGCGGCGTCAGATAACGGCAATAGCATGGCAGTGACGTCGTCTATGGTCATGCCCGGCGTGGTGCGGTACGTTTCAATGATTGGCTTAATGCGGTCTGCCGTTGTCTGGTCTATGCGTGTGGTCAGTTTTGGCACGTAGTCGCTAAGCCAGTCAGTGACCCGCTGTGACTCATCATTGGTGTCCATGGGAATACTAAACTGTGTCCCGAGTGTATCGATGCGCTTGCCCATCTGCGTTGCAAGCTCAGCGTTTAGCACGGGTGCGATGACGTCTTTAAGCGTTGGGTCAACTTCTTTGTTCTGGGTAATTTGCCGAGCCCAGACTTTGCCCCGCTTGGCTAATTCCGGTGCGATGGCGTTGTAGATACGTCGTTCATCGGGGGTCATATCGTCAACGGCTTTGACCTCGGCGACGATACGCACAACGTCGGACACCGTGGCATCGTGGCCAATCCGTGCCATTACAGACTTCACTTCGTTGGCAGAGATAACGGCGCTATCGAAGTCACACCATGGGGACTTCCCTGCCTTAATGCGCCGTTCTAATTTTTTTGAGAGTAGCGCCCAGTCTACGGAGCGGGTCGCCGTCGCCGTCGGTTCCACATTGTCGGCGACTTGGGTGGGCAATGCTACGACCTCGGGCACCACGGTGGCCGGCCCGGTCATCGCTAAGGTCTCTTCGATGTTCTTATAGCCCAGCGTTTGCATTGCGCCACGGAGCGGCATCCCTGCCTCGACTAACATCTTAAGTGAGCCAGCGCGGGCGGCTTCGTCGGCCTGCATGACGTCAAGCTCATCAGGGTGGTAGGCAAGTTCGTAGCCAATGGGCGCAAAGAGTTGCGTATTGATGACGTGTTCGTACAAGCTAAGCCGTGGCACAATCGTCTCTCGCCAAAAACTTTGTCGGTCGGAGTCTGCGGTTGCGTAGTTGGCGGCGCTGGCTTCGAGCATGGTACGCGGGACGCCCAGCGTCATTGCAATGGTAGTAACTACGCGCTCTTGTAGCTCGGGTAACATAAGGTCTTTGATCGGCGGCGTGATAATCGTCGCCTTGATTTCGGGTGAGCGCACAAAGGCGGTGCGAAAGGCGTTGACCACTCCACTGAATTTCCCCCATTCTCCTTTGAATCGTTGAAACTCCGCTTCGTCCATGTTCTCGGGTAAATTCATAATGGTCACCGGTTGCGCACCGCCTTCAAAGAAGTGCGAGGCGAAGCGCTCCAAGTAGTGGGCAAGTTGTGCACTTTGCAACGCGACGCGCGCCGGTGCAAGACCGGGCCCAATTTCGTCAGTCAACGACGGCTCACGAAAGTACACGACGTCGTCAACCGTCCACGGCCCGAAGGTCATACCACGGAACTGCTGAGTAAACGTCACACCCGCAAAGGGATTGCCCGGCGTTGCTTTGCTGGCGTCAAACTTGACGGTGACGGTCTGTGGATTCAACGCTTGAAACCCCGTCAACACGTTGCCTTTTTTGAGCTTGAGCCAAAACGCCGACCCCGTCAGCAGCAAAGCCCGCTCGGTCTCTTTGATGAGCTGGGTAAAACTTTGTGCCCATGGCCATTCAATCTCGGCACCGTCTCGCATGATGTGATACGGCACGGAGCTAATGGCATCGCACCGCAGATTGACCGCGCGGTACAACATCGGCACCGAGTTGTAGCCGTCGATTGTCGATGTCAGCGCCTCGCCGTTACGAAGGGCATCAACCCAGCCGGGATAGCCTACTATTGGCATTATGCAAACCCCCATGTTACTCTAGGCTTACTCATCATCGCCACGGCGCCCGAGGCGGCGTCTACGTAGTCGTCATGCGGTGATGAAGGGAAGCCGACGACCTCGTCGATAAATTGCCGATTCCATGCGCCGGCGATCAAGCGCACCTTGCCACCCTCAGCGCGCGCCGCCCATGGCATCGCCCGGCTTTGTTTGTCTTTGTCTACTCTGATTCCTTTAAGGGTCACGCCGGATATCTCTGGCATGCGGCGCAGTTCTTGGATTGCCGCTAAGCCGTGTATCGCTTCTTCGATGCCGACCTGCGTGCCCGCTTCGCTGTGCATCGTGGAGACGATGACCTTGCGGACGTCTGGCCACTCCGCTTTGATGTGGATGCCAGCGTCAAGGTAGACCACGCCGTCATCACCAAGGGCAGCACGGATTGACGCCGTGTAGTCTGCGCTTGTCTTGGTGGAGGCGGCGAGGTCCCAATAGCGAAACCACTTTAACCCTTCGGGCGCACGAGGCACGACGCCAAGCCAGTGACGCTGAAACATTGCGCCGATAGGGTCAATGAATTGACCGTCGACTTCTTGGCGGTACATCTCGCTGGTCATAGATTGGCGTAGCGTCTCAATGAAGTGACTGGGCAAGAACGGATTGTCCGTGGATTTGGCTTGGGTCACGGTGTAGTCTTCGCCGCCACTTTGCCAGACGTCGTATAGCCAATTTTTGCCACGTGGCGTCGTGGTGACCCACGCCCGACCAGGCTGCCGACGAAGGGTGGCGATGGATGTTGGCCACGTCGTGTCGGTCATCATTGCCGCTTCGTCAAGCCAAAGCCACGACGCATTGGCACCACGCAAAGCGTCGGGATTGTCAGCACTGCGGAAGATGATGGTGCGGTCACCAAGCAAGCGCAGCTCTTTGTCCGACTTATTCCACGACGTCGCAATGCCAGCCGATGCGACGAGGCTCAGGATGGTCTCCATGGCGCCAAGCTTTAGCATTGGGTACGTCGGGGCAATGATGAGGCCAAGCGATCCCTCCGGCTGTCGCAACGCTTCCACTGCGCCAGCCCTCGTCTTGCCTGAGCCACGTCCACCGATGAACATACGGAAGCGCGACGCATCACTCCAGAATCTTTGCTGCGCTCTGGTCTGCGTCGTGTGGCGTATCGTCACCGGTGGGCAAGCTGAGGTCGATTGTGTAGTTGGTAGGAGTGCTGGACGAAGTGACATTGTAGGATTCTCTATAACTGGGGTCGAGCTTCTTGAGTAGGAACATGGCAGCCGGGGCGTTGCCTTTTTCTGCCATGCCGACGAGTAGATGCTCGAGGTGCTCAATTCGATTGCCAAGACCTCGCTGTCGTGCCTCGCGTAGTCGTACGGCAAAGGTCGGGTCGGCTTGCTCCATGCGCCACACGGTCTTTTTGTCGAGTCCGACGGCGACGGCGGCTTTGTTGACGAAGCCAAGTTCTTCCACCGCTTCGATGAGGTCGTCATACTCGAGTTGGGTAAACGTTGACCGCTCACTCAGTGGCTGTCTAGTTTTCTGTCGTGGTGTCGGCATCGCCAATAGCCTCAAACGTCATAAAGCGCAGAATCATATTTACGATGCTCAATGCGACGGTAAGCTGAGGATAAAACTCGGTCAGCTCTGGCCACTTGGTGAGCGTGCCAATAACGACGGCGAGCAAGGCGAACACGTTAAACCATAGGGTCTTTGATTCATACCACGGTTTCATCGTTATTTCTCCATTATCCGAAGGGCGACTGGTACGATTACGCTAGCCAACACTAAGCCTCCATAGAGTCGGTTTATGTGGTCTTCCAACTTCGATACCCGTGCCTCAATCATGTCGAAGCGCAGGGCGCCATCGTCTAAACGCTTAGCGATGTACTTAATGTCTTTGCCTATCTCTGCAATGGCGACGTCAACGTTTTGGGGCGGTGTGGTCATCCTGTCACTCCCATGTGTAAACTCAGTAACTGCCAAAAGACATCCCACGGAAAAGCATAGGGATCGTATTTGCCCTGCGTATCAATTCCGGCATGCGGCGTAATCATCTGGATTGTCGGGAACTTCTTGAGCCAGATGCTCACCTGTTCGGCGACGCTGTCTACTTGGCTGTGCGGGTACGGATCGGGCACCGTTTTGGAGCCGCTGTTCATAATCTCAATACCAAGACTC